GGTAAAATAAAAGGTTTGTTAACACATACTAATGTAAGAAAGGGTAAAATGGATTGCTATCCAGATCCTGATTTCGTTGATATGATAATGAGTTTATAGATATGGCAATAGTAAATAAAGTAGATTTGAAACACCAAGTAGATATTGATGTTTCAATAAAGTATCAAATAGTTACATATTGTTTTTTTAATAATATATTAATAAGTAATTCTGATTTAAGATTTTTGAATGAATTAGCAAAATCTAAAGATATAGAAATGACTAAGTTTTGTAATGAAACAGTAAGTAAGCAAATTTTTAAAAGCTCACAGTCTGCTAGAAATGCAATTACAAAAGCAGAAAAGAAAAACTTAATAATTAAAAAAAGACACAATAAAAAAACTATTTCTCTTAATCCAGATATTAATGTACAAGCTTCTGGTGTAGTGTTATTAGATTATAAAATTTTAGGACGTGAATCCCAAGAGTCATAAAGAATTTAAGAAAGGTATTTCTGATGAAGTGGGTGTGCATCCTTCTGTGGTAGATGACTTTGTATCTTTTTATTATGCAAAGGTTAGAGAGAATTTATCTGTATTATCTTTTCCTAGAATTAATGTAGAAGGATTAGGTACATTTCACTTAAGAAAGAATAAGCTGGAAAAGTCTATACTTAAGAACAAAAGCCTTTTAGGAAATATAGCTAAAAGAACTTATAATGGGTTTGCCAAAAGTGAAGATATACAGAAAAATATACTTCAAATGGAAAGCGCAATGACACAATTAGAAAAAGATATAATAAATAAAAAAAAATTTAAAAATGTCAAAGACGAAATGGAGTAAATATCTTGATGCATTTAAAAATGCAGATAAAATTGCTGAGGGAATTAAGAATAATATTTTTAAGAAAGAACATATTGAAGCAGTTGCTACTGATAGATTTCAAAAATGTATTGCTTGTTCTTTATTTGATGCTAAAGGTGATAGTTGTCTTGCTCCTGGAACTCAACCTTGTTGCTCTGATTGTGGCTGTAGTTTAGGATTTAAAGTTAGATCTTTATCCAGTGAATGTCCAAAAGGATTTTGGGATTCATATACTGATGAGGAACAAGAAGAATTAATAACTAAACAAATAGAAATCAATGGTAATTAACTATTATATAAACAACGAAAAAGTAAGTGTGGAAACAAATACAGAAAATACTTACTGGTATACATCTATAACACTATAACTATGGGACTAAAATTCATTGAAGAAGGTCATGTGTATGAAAGTACAGATGAAGAAAAAATAAACTGGCTAAGTGTAACTTCATTTATTGCAAAGTTTAAACCAAAATTTGACAGAGATGGTCAAGCAAAGAAATCATCAAAAAATAAAAGGTCAAAGTGGTATGGTATGACACCTAAAGAAATAATTGCAGCATGGGATGGAGAGACAAATAGAGCAATTACTTTAGGTAATTTTTATCATAACCAAAGAGAGTCTGATATGATGGAGTTAGATACTATAGGTCGTCACGGTGTTGAGGTTCCTATTATAAAACCTATTGTAGATGATAAGGGTATTAAGTTTGCACCTAAGCAAAAGTTAGTAGATGGTGTATATCCAGAACACTTAGTATACTTAAAATCAGTAGGTTTATGTGGTCAAGCAGATGTAGTAGAAGTAGTGAATGGATATATAAATATCAATGACTATAAAACAAATAAAGAAATAAAAGAAAAAGGTTTTACTAATTGGGAAGGCATTACTAACAAAATGTTTAAGCCTGTTAACCATTTAGATGACTGCAATCTTAACCACTATAGCTTACAATTGAGTATTTATGCGTATATTATTAAGAAGCATAACCCCAAACTTAAAATAGGTAAACTTACTATACAACATGTAAAGTTTAAACAAGTGGGTGAAGATACAAATGGTTATCCAATCAATGAACATGTTAATGGAGAACCGGTATTAGAAAATATAAAAATTTATGAACTACCATATTTAAAAGATGAAGTAAATTCAATTATAATGTGGTTAAAAGATAATCAATAATGGCATCAATTCAATTAACACAAGTTATTTTAGCACAAACACTTCCTGCAACAAATCCCCCTACACTTTATATAGTACCAGGTTCAGAATCTTTATTAGCAATAAATCCTACTGCACTTTTAGGTGTAGGATCAGCACATCAAGCAGATGGAACTATTATAAATGTTCGTGTAATATATATGGCAGCACTAGCATTGTATGTTACTGATTCATATGCTACAATAAAAGCTGCTATTGATGCAGTATAAAATATATAAACTATGGTAATAAGATTATTTGATATCCAAAATAGTAAAGTTGTATTAACAGAACATTGTTATGCTTTACCATTTTTAAAAGCAATTATGGATAAATACCCTGACACACATATGCAAGTGTATCAATATTTATTTTATATGTCATGTCCCAACCCTGATTTAAATCCATTCTTTAATCTTCCGGAACATGAGAAAGAAGATATTATTATTGAAGAGATTGGTTTAGAAGAATCCCCAGAAGATGGTAAGATAAGATATGCAATGGATATGTGTAAACAAATGTATGAAACACCTACGTATAGAGCGTATGTAGGTATTAAAGCTATGTTAGACAGACTAGCCAGGTATATGGAGGTAACCCCTATTGAGCATGGTAGAGATGGTAACATGAATTCTATGATTAATGCTGCTGCAAAGTTTGAACAAATAAGACAATCTTATAAAGGAGCATTTACAGACATGCAACAAGAACAAGAAAGTGCAGTAAGAGGAGGCGCAGGTTTAGCATATGATCAAATTTAAATGAGTGAAGATAAAACACAATGGCATTTTTGTTATTGGGATGAAATAGACTATAAAGATAATAAATCAAAAACAAATCAACATGGCACAAAAAGTAATACCAGTAGGAAAGAAACTTCTACTGAAACCAAAAAAACAAGAAGAAGTTAGTAAAGGTGGAATATTTATTCCAGAAATAGCTAGAAAAGTAGAGTATAAAGGCACGGTAATAGGTAAAGGTAAAGATGTTAGTGAAATGGAAATAGGTGATATGGTACAATATACTGATCATTGTTTACCAACCCCAATGATGCATGATGGAATAGAGCATTTACTTATTCAAGAAGGTGATGTATATGCTATATTAGTGGATGAGTAGAGTTATACCTACATATGAGAAAGGTGAATGGGGAACTACAGAGTTTGCCACGGATATAGACTTTAGAGAGTACCTAGAGTCTATATTTAAAGAGCCGGGTATGTATGAGTTTAATGAAGTAGCATTATTATTTAATGAACAAGCTCAAATATTTAATTCAGAAGGATTTTATTGTAATGCACCATTTAGGTCAAAAGATTTTATAGCTTATTGGCAAGATCAAAAGAATAAATGTAGAACAGGTGTTATATACAAAGATAAAGAAAAAGTTTGGTATCTAACCAGAGATTATTATATGTGGTTAAACTTCTTACCAATTTTTGATAAGGAAGAGAAGCATTACGGTTTTGCTAAAGTAAGGGATGCTCAATATCATATGGCATTGTATGAAGTAATATCTGAATTAAATAATCAGCATGTTGCTATATTAAAAAAACGTCAGATAGCTTCTTCTTATTTTCATATGGGTAAAATCATAAATCAATATTGGTTTGAAGAAGGATCTATATGTAAAATTGGTGCTTCACTAAAAGATTACATTAATGATAAAGGATCATGGAAGTTCTTAGAAGAATATAAAACATTTCTTAATGAACATACTGCATGGTATAGACCTAGTAATCCTGAGAAAGTATTATTATGGCAACAACAAATTGAAGTTAAAATAAACAATAGAAAAACTTCTAGAGGTCTTAAATCAAAAATACAAGGTGCGTCATTTGAAAAGAATGCTACTACAGGAGTAGGTGGACCATGTACATACTTCTTTCATGAAGAAGCAGGTATTGCTAAAAACATGATGCAGACATATGAATACCTACGTCCTGCTATGTCATCTGGTATGATGACAACTGGTCAATTTATAGCAGCAGGTTCGGTTGGAGATTTAGAACAATGTAATCCGCTAAAAGAAATGATCTTGAATCCTGGGGCAAATGATATATATGCTGTAGAAACTAACCTAATGGATGCTGATGGTACAATAGGCATGGCAGGGTTATTTATTCCAGAACAATGGTCTATGCCACCTTATATAGATAATTATGGTAACTCTCAAGTTGAAGAAGCTGTTGTAGCTATAAACATAGAAAGAGATAGATGGAGAAATGAATTAAGCGGAGAACAATTTCAATTAAGAATATCTCAGAAACCTTTAAATATTGCTGAAGCTTTTGCATATAGAAAAGAATCTGTATTTCCACAAGGAATCTTAAGTAAGCAAATTAAAAGAATTGAAGAAAAAGAATATTCATATGAACTCATAGCACTAGATAGGGATGAGACAGGTGTAATAGCCAAACGTACAAGTAAGTTACCAATAACAACTTTTCCTGTTAACAAAAAGGAAGTGGATAAAACAGGTACTATTGTTGTTTGGGAAAGACCTGTACCAAAACCTGCATTTGGAATGTACTATGCTTCTATTGATCCTGTGTCAGAAGGTAAAACAACAACATCAGATTCGTTATGTAGTATATTTGTTTATAAGAATGCTGTTGAAGTTACAAGAACTTTAGCAGGAGGTGACGTAGAACAATTTATTGAGAAAGATAAAGTTGTTGCTGCATGGTGTGGACGTTTTGATGATATAAATAAAACACATGAAAGGTTAGAATTAATTATTGAATGGTATAATGCATGGACATTAGTAGAAAATAACATATCTCTTTTTATCCAGCACATGATTGCTAGAAAAAAACAAAGATACTTAGTACCAAAACAACAAATTTTATTTCTAAAAGATTTAGGATCAAACAGAACTGTATATCAAGAATACGGATGGAAAAATACAGGTACTTTATTTAAAAGTCATTTAATATCTTATGCTATAGAATTTCTTA